CCGTAACCAACTACTATGAAGAGGACCAAATGAATTCCTACGGTACTTTTTATAATTGGAGGTTTGCTGGCACTACAGTCATGCATATTAACTCTTCAGGCAACGTGGGTATTGGCACAACTAGTCCTGATACATTTTTACATATTAAAAAACCCGCTGGTGGTGGAGACTATATACATTTAGAAAGAGATGGACAAAGAACATTTGCCATAAGTGGAGATGATCAATCTACTCATAAAGACTTTAGTATAAAAGATATAACAGCAGGCACTAGACCATTTCTTATAGCTGGATTAACAGGAAATGTAGGAATTAATACACAAAACAACAACCCATCTGAAAAGCTAGAGGTTGTTGGTAATATAAAAGTTGGGGATAGCGATGAGGTTAGGTTTGGTGCTGGTAACGACTTAAGAATATACCACAACGGAACAAACTCTAATATAGAAAACTTTACTGGTACTTTACAGATTGTTCAGAATGCAGATGATGAAGATATTACTTTTAGATGTGACGACGGGTCGGGCGGTACAACACCTTATCTAACTATTGATGGCAGCGCAGAGCAAACAAGATTTTTTAAAGATACTAGACATACTGACGGTATAAAAGCGAGCTTTGGTAACAGCGATGATTTACAGATACTGCACGACGGTAGCAACTCGTTCATACATCACAACGGCACTGGTAGTTTGTATATGAAGGCTGACACTGGTAATATTCAAATCATAAACTATACTAACGACGCTGACATCGTGCTACAGTCAGATGATGGTTCTGGAGGTGTTACGCCTTACTTAACTTTAGATGGTGGGTTAGGGCATACAACTATTGATAAACGATTAAGAGCTAACGATAATGTAGATTTTGCTGTAGGAACAGGTAATGACTTACGACTAGTGCACGATGGCACGCATTCGTACATGACTAATTACACTGGTGATTTCTATATAGCTAACCATAGCGACGACAAAGATATAGTATTCCAATCAGACAACGGTTCGGGTGGAGTAACTACTTATTTAACTATTGATGGTGGCCTAGGATTTACTACACTGCAAAAAAATTTAAGAGCCAATGATGATGTTAGAATACTTGTAGGTAGCGGTCAAGATGCTGAATTTTTTCATGACGGAGCTAACACTTCAATTAGAAATACAACAGGAGACTTACAAATAAGGCAAGCTGCTACCGATAAAGATATAATTTTTAAATGCGATGACGGTTCTGGTGGTGAGACAGCTTACTTAACTTTAGATGGTGGTGACGAAAGTATTAAATTTTATAAAGACATAAGCAACCAAGCTAACGCAAACCTAGTAATGGGTGGTGGTCAAATAAAGTTTTCTGATGCTGGCCGTTTTTACGCAGGAGACAGCAACGATTTACAAATATACCACGATGGCTCTGATAGTTATATAAAAGAAAATGGAACTGGTAACTTAAAGATAATGGGCACTAACATTTACATGCAAAACAGTGTTGGCTCTAGTTATATAGATTGTATCAGTGGCGATAGAGTTTCTCTTAAATTTAATAACTCAACTAAATTAACTACAACAAATACAGGTGTTGAGGTTACAGGTAACATAGCTGTATCTGGTAGTGTGCAAAGACAAATATCTACTACGCATCATACTTTTACTTTTGGAGCAGCTGGTTCTGCAGCTCAAGATTATTGGGTGCCGTTTATTGGTAGTAGTGAACAAGCTGCACCTAATGTTACTCATAGAACTATAGCGCCTTACGGTGGTATACTAAAAAAAGCTATCGTACACTCTACTGTAGCTTATGGTAGTTCTGCACAGGTTAGATTCCATAGAATAGATAATGGTACTACTAGCGTGTTTGTTAACGACAATAGCACAGACGATGTAACAACTAATGTTACAGCAGACATGTCTACAGCATACAGCTCTGTAGCGTTTGACTTTACAACTGGCAACACATTTTCAGCTGGAGATCAAATAGGTGTAAGTTTCGTAAGAGATAACACGGGGTTAGGCGATGTAGCTATAACGCTAGTATGGGAATATGAATTATTTTAAAAATATAGGAAAAGATAAATATAAACACGCTGCGGCAGGTATTATATTTGCATTAATATTTACTGAAATGGGTATGTCACAAACTAATGTCTTTTTATCAGTATTAGCTGTAGGCATAGCCAAAGAAGTGTATGATTATTTAGATTACGGATTATTTGATAAATGGGATGTGTTAGCTACAATATTTCCATTAATAGTATATTACATATTAACTAGTTTAATTTAATGCCAAAAGCAAAAAAAGATCCACAAAGATATAGACCCGTAGTAAATAATGGTCATCCAGATTTAAATCCTGAATCTGTAGCTTATCAAGAATATTGGGAGCAAGAGCTTGATAGGTGTAAAAATGGATATAAGCCTAAAGGCATGAAAAAAATATCTGGCAAATATTATTTCTATTTAAATTACTATAAGATACTTGGTAATGACGGAACTACAGGATCTCGTAAAACTTTAATTAGTCCTTGGTACAGACAAATGGATCATGAATATTTTGACTTATTTGAAACTTGCAAAAAAGAAAATAAAGGAATGATTGTAATAAAAGCTAGAGACAAAGGCTTTAGCTATATGAACTCAGGTATGATTGCCCATGAATATACTTTTTATCCATTTAATGATGTTGGTATAGCAGCAGGATTACAAGCTACCGCAGATGCTTTTTTTGATAAAACTAAAAAAGGACTAAATGGTATACATCCTAACTTTAAACATTCTTTTCTAAAAGATACAGACGGTATATTAAGGTCAGGATACAAGCAAAAGAATAAAGATGGTAAATGGGAAATTGGAGGTTATCAATCTACTATTATATGTAGAACAATGGATAATCCAGAGGTATTTAAAGGTGAGCGTGTATCCTTAATGGTATTTGAAGAGGCTGGTGAGTTTAAACATCTTAAAAATGCATACATGTCTTCCAAAGCATGTTTTATGGATGGTAACCTACAGTTTGGCGTTCCTGTTGTGGGTGGTACTGGTGGTGATATTAGTAAAGCATCTAAAGATTTTATGGACATGTATTACGAAGCTGACGCTTATAATCTTATACCTATGTTCATACCCGCATCTCGCGCGTACTATGGATATTTTAATGTAGATACAGGCGAAGAGCAAGTAAAAAAAGCAGAAGAAGTTTTATTAGAAGAAAGAGAGATTATAACTAAGTCTGGTGATAGAGAAGCATATAACCTGCATATACAAAACTATCCTTTAACTGTACAAGAAGCTTTTCTAAATACTAAAACAGCAAGGTTTGATAATTCATTATTAAATGCACAAAGATCTAGAATACTTGGCAATAAAGACTACAGAAGTCAAATACAGCAAGGATATTTAGATTGGGAGTTTGATGATGAAGATAATTATATTGTTAGATGGAGACCACATCCTGATGGGCCCTACAAAATATTACATCATCCAGAGCCAGATTATAAAGATTTAGATATAGGTGGCATTGACTCTTATGATCAGGATGAAGCGGGTGCGTCAGACTCTTTGGGTAGTGCAATAATTTATCGTAGATTTGTAGACACAGAACACGCAAGTGATTATGTGGTTGCAGAGTATACAGATAGACCTTCAAAAAAAGAAGATTTTTGGGATGGTTGTTTAAAATTAGCTGTATATTATAATGCTAAAATGTTAGTAGAATATACTAAGATTGGAATACTTGATTATTTCAAAAGAATGAATGCTCTCAAGTATTTAAAAGAAAAACCTGAGTCTGCTCATAATCCTGGAACAAAAACTAAAAACAGGTATGGCGTTCACATGAATAAGCAGGTAAAGGCTCTAATGGAAGATTTAATGGATGATTACATTAGAGAAAATGTTGAAGATATTTGGTTCTTAGAACTTATAGATGAACTTGCAAATTACGGCACTAGAAACACAGACCGTGCTATTGCATTTGGATTATGTTTAATACATAATGTAGATAATTATAGAATCCAAGCCAAAACTGTAAGCAAAGAACCTGAAAATATAGGATTTAAATATTATAAATTAGACCACAACGGTGTGCCTAAATTAATTAGATAGTTATGTATAAAAATAGTCAATCTTCTTTTCCAGCTCAATTTGTTTTAGAGTCAGAGAAAAATGATGAATGGTGTAATCAATGGGTAGACGCAGTAGTTTCGTATATGTCTTATACTGAGTCTCCATATAAAACGTCAAGAATAAATGACGTACAAAATTATAATATATACAATGGTGATTTAGAATTAGACGATTTTAAATACATAACAGAGCAATACGGAATGGCGTATCCAGCTCGTTTAGTAAACTATCCTATAATATCGCCAAAGATTGATTTGTTAGTAGGTGAAGATCTTAGAAGACCTCTAGATGTTAAAGTTAGTACAACAAATAAAGAAGCTGTGCTAAGAAAAGAAGATGTTAAGGTTAATTTAATTATGAAAGACCTTACTGACGAAATACATAAAGAATTTGCACAAACAACAGGTGTTGAGCTACCTCCTGTAACAGAAATGGAGGTTCCAGAAGACATAGACCTATATATGAAATATAATTTCAGAGAAATGGTCGAAGAAACAGCACAAGATGGATTAGAGTATCTTATGTCTAAATATAACTATAGAGATTTATTCAAAGAAGGTTATAGAGACATGCTAGTTACAGGTAAAGAGTTTTATAAAATATATGATCACAACGGAGATCCTTACGTAAGAAGAGTAGATCCAAGAAATTGTGTATTTGAAATTAATGCTACATCAGATTATTTAGATGACTCATCATGGGTAGGTGAAGAAAGATATTTATCATATCACGAAATATTAGATGAATTTAGAGATGAACTTAGCCGTGAAGACTTAGAAGAGTTGTCGGCTATGTATCAAATAGGTGGGTATGATGATTTAGCTAGATACAATGATCCTTTTGATTGGGTAGAGTATCAAGAAGGGCAAGAGGTAAAGATTAGAGTAGTATCTGTAGAATGGAAATCTATAAAAGCACTAAGATTTAAATTATCAGAAAATAAATTTAATCCTGAAAAGCCTTTTATGAAGCAGGTTGCAGATGATTACAAGCCTAGAAAGAATGAAAAAATAAAAACTAGATATGTAGATGATATATGGGAAGCTACTAAAATTGGCGGTAAAATTTTAGCTAGAGCTAGAAGAAGACCTAACCAAGTAAGATCAGTAGATGATGCTGGTTCTACATCTTTGTCATATGTAGGTTGTGTTAGAAATAATTCTACAGGAAAGAGTGTTTCTATGGTAGATTTACTCAAAAATATACAAATGCTTTACAATATTGTAATGTATCAAATAGAATTAGCTATGGCTAGGTCTGGTGGTAAAGCTGTTGTGTATGATGTATCTCAATTACCTACAAACTTAGGTATGGATATGCAAACTGTACTTTATCATTTAAAAACAGACGGTATTATACCTATTAACTCTAAAGAAGAAGGTAATCAGTTATCATCATTTAATCAATTTCAACAAATTGACTTTACGCTTTCTAATTCTGTTCAGCAACTTATCAATCTTAAATTAATGCTTGAGCAAACTGCTGGACAAATATCTGGTGTTACTCCACAAAGAGAAGGCGCTGTTGGTCAGTACGAATACGTAGGTAATGTACAGCGTAGTGTTGTACAATCGGCTACGATTACAGAAAGTTTATTCTATTCTCACAATATGGTAAAGAAACGCGTATTTGAGAAAGTATGTAATCTCATGAAGCTTTGTTGGTCTAACGGTAAGAAAGCTTCTTATATATTGGGAGATGGAGCTTATAAGTTTTTATCTGTATTTCCAGATATATCATTACAAGACTATGGTATATTTATAGGCGATGCTGGTAAAGATGATGCTATGCGTCAACAGCTGCAAAGTATTGCGCAGGCTGCCGTACAAGGTGGTCAGGCTACTCTTTTAGATATTATTAAGGTTCTTAAAGCTGATACCTTTACAGAAGCAGAGCATATACTCGAAAGAGCTATGGAAGAAATTAAAAAAGAGCAAGCTGAACAAGCGCAACAACAGCAAGCAATGTTACAAGCACAAGCTGAGCAACAACAAGCTGAGTTTGAAAGACAAGTACAACTTGAGCAAGTTAAAAATCAAGGAAAAGTTGAGGTTGCTAGAATACAAGCTGAAACTGATTTACAAATTGCTGATATGAAAGATGATTTAGCTAGAGAAACGTCTGATGTATCACATACTGTAAAAAACAAGCAAATATTTTTACAAAAGAAAGCTGAACAAGATGCTAAAGAGGCGGATAGTTTAGCTCAAAGAGAATCACAAAACGAAACTATTAAACCAGAGCGTAAACAGAAAATTCAAGATATAATTAAAAAATCTTAGTATATTTGCATATTAGGGAACAAAATTTTATTAAATTATGGCAGAAGAACAACAATCAAACTTAGTAGAAGAAGCTTCAGAAAACGTAAGCGTAGAACCTACAACAGAAACAACAGAAGAAAAAGCATTTGATCCATTAGCGTTTGCAACAGATCAAATGATGGAACAATTTCAAGGTAAGTATAATGAAGAAGCAGCTGAAAAAGTTGAAGAAAATACTGAAAGTACAGAAGAGGATTCTGACAAGCCTTTTAATTGGAATGACATTGAGTCAGAAAAAAAAGAAGCGCCAGAAATTAAAACACCAGAAGAAGATTGGGACCAGGTTATTGAAGCTAAGTCTACAGAGGAAAATGAAAGTGTTGAAGAATCTGGAAAATTAGATTGGACACAGGTTGCAAAAGAGCTTGGATTAGAAGCTGCAACTAAAGAAGATATTATACAAGCTTTAAATTCTCCATTTATTGAGCAGCCAAAAAACGAGGTTATTGATAAAATAAATGGATATTTAAAATACAATGACAGAGAGCTTATTGCAGCAGAAATGAAAACTGATGGAATGGAAGACTTTGAAATTGAAGAGGCTTTAGATAAAATGGAAGACTCTGGTGTTTTAAAAAGAGAAGCATTTAGAATTAGAAGACAACTTAATGCAGCTGTAGAACAAGAAAAACAAAAGTTTTTTAAAGAAAAACAGCAAGAAGAAATGTCTGCTAAAGAAAAAGTAGAGAGAAATAAAAAAGAATTACAAGGTCACTTAAAA